CTGACCATAATCCGTAAAAGTAATTTTTACCGCCTGCAAGTTTTTCGCTTAGATAGTGATACTTGCTAAAGAATTGCCAAGTGCGCCGACTGGTTTCATGTATGTCAAATTGAAGTTGTTCTGTTCGCTTGAAGTCCCGCCAAAGTGACCTCCGGTTTTCATACGTTTGTTTGTTGGCATCAATGACCCAATCAGGGTTTAGCCATTCAATCACATCGTAATGGCAAGACATTAACACAATTTTTTTGCCTGTTTTCCGTGCGTGTTTCTGTATGCAATGCGACATAACTTTGGCAACTGTTCGGTCAACAACGCTTGTCCATTCATCCATAACAATCATTTCAATGTCATCACGCGCCATTTGTAAAGCGCATTCTGCCCTTGCTCGTTGTCCGTTGCTTAATGTGTATGCTGGTCGTATCCAACATGGCACAGCAGTTAAGCCCACACCACACAACATAGCCGCGCATTCATCGTATGACATTGATTCGGGGAATTGGTCAATAACTGGCTGACTCATGTCCAAAACTTCTTTAAAACAATCATCGCCATATATGTGTTTGGCTAATGTTGTCTTGCCACTACCCGATGCGCCAACAATTAAACCAATATTAAATGGTGTTGTTAAGTCTGCTTGGACTTCAAAATGATGGATTGATTTTTTCTCTGAATCAATATCAAGACTGTTTGCCGCTTTGGTTGCTCTGAATGATGTGGCAACAGGCGATGCAAGTGTTAACTTAAAATTTTGCATTCAAAGCCTCTTTCCTGCATTTCTTCAAACAATTTTTCCAGTTCGCGTTCACCTTTGCATTCAATCATTAATACATTGCGACTTTCATCCGATGGCTCTTTTAAATTATCTTGAGCATCATCCAAATTGCCAAACAATGCTTTCAATTCTTTATCGTCAAAGCCAAGAACATCAATGCCATATCCTGCTTCTTGTAGTGTTTCCAATTCAAGCGTAAGCATTTCATTGTCCCAACCGCTGTTAAGCGCCAGCTTGTTGTCGGCAATGATGTAAGCCCTTTTTTGATGTTCGGATAAATGTGCCAATTCAATCGTTGGCACTTTTTCTTCGCCAAGTTTTTGAGCCGCCATTACGCGCCCATGTCCAGCAATAATGCCGTTTGTTCCATCAATCAAGATTGGATTTGTAAACCCAAATTCTTTTATTGATGCCGCAATTTGGGCTATTTGCCCTTCATCATGCGTTCTGCTGTTTCGAGCATATGGAATTAAATCGGCAGTTTTTTTGTAAACTATTTTGATTTGTGCTGTCATGTAATGTCCTGTTTTATTTTAAATCGCGCAACTGGTAAATTGTTTGCGACACTAATGCTCGCATTTCATCAACAATGTTTTGCATCCAACTGTCTTGTGGAAAGCCATTTTGTCTACGCAATGTGTCTATCTCATCAGCCAAATACATAAAGTAATCCAATGGTTTGCCAGTTGGAAACACATAGCCATCCATTACATCGTGCAATTTGCCGTATTGACCTTGAAACGATTCCACAAATTTATCTAGCAAATCAACAATGCCATCGTAATATGCGCCAAGCGCCGTGTGGTCACTTCGGCTTGCGGTCATCCAATGTTGCAAATGTGCATTAGTTCTTGAATGAAGCATACACATTACAAATTGCATCAATGGGTCATCGGTTATTGCTTCTTTGCGTTCAATGCTTGCGGTGAATTTAACCATTGGAATCCCCTTTTGTTAATTATCCATCAGCGTTATGGGTGCGTCAAGAACAACTAAGTCGCGTTTCATAAGTTCAAACCATGTGCTGTGAAGTGCATCCAAAAACATTTTTTGCTTTTGCTCTTTTGTTAACGTGTGTCCAGCATCCAAGTCGTGATGACAAGAAAAGCACAATGCCGCCGTAAACTCATCAGAAGCCTTAATGCCGCGTCCTTTACCATGAACTGATAGGTTGCTATGCGCCGCTTGTGTCTGACCCTCTAAGCCACAGTTTTGACAAGCCAAAGATGCCACGCTTTGTAGGTGTTTCCTGCTTCGCCAATATTTTGTCTTCGGGTAACTTGCCATTTCGCGCCTTTTTTAATTTTGGTTCTGTTAACAATGTGATTGTTTTAACAACAACCGATTGCGTTTTGAATGAATGACCGCCATCGCAATCTCTGTATTGAATGCCGCCTTTCATTGTTTGACGCACCAATGTTTTGCTTCCGCAAGCTGGACAATTCATGTTAAATCAACGCCATTTTGTGCCGCCCATGCAAATAAAAATTCTATAAATTCTGAGCCTTGCTCTTTGGTTAATTTTCTGCTTTGCAAACCAAGTTGAACAACGCCTGTGCCATCCAAACTGGCAACAATTCTTCCTTGTGGCAAATTTGCTTGCTTGGCAAATTCATGCAACAACAATCTTTTCCAATCGTCTGCATCCCATTTTGCGCCTTGATGCTGTGCTTGTTTGGCTATTTTGCCAATCAATGCGTGATACATCTCCTCTTGGTCGCGTGTCTTGCTTTCAGCTTTAACTTCCAAAGTTAAGCATTTGCCCGATTCCAATGCAATTTTTATTTTTGCCCATAACGTCAAAATTAGAGTGTGCGCTTGTTTAGTGTTTTCTAATTTGTAAATCATTTTTCATTTAATATTTTTAATGCCTGCTCGGTTGAACGCACGACATGAATTGGCGAACCTGTCCACGCATCGTGCCATTTTTTTTGGTCTTCAGTTAATAGTTGCTTGCTTGGCACATTTGTGCCATCTTTGACTTCCATCAAATACAAAATGCCGTGATAGCCAACAAGCAAGTCAGGGCAACCCTTACCTATGCTTGCCAACGATTGAACGCTTGCACCGACCTTGCGTAAAGCATTAACTACTTCAGCTTGATTTCGGTCAACTTTTGCCGCTGTTCTCATTCATAGCCTTTGTTAAATCATCTGCAATGCCGCGCCACAATTTGCTTGGGTCTACATCAAGTCGTTGCGCTTCTCGCCAAGCATATTGTTTTGCGCCTTTCAAGCCAGCCATCCAAATTAAATGTTGGAGTGATTTCTTGTAAATCTCCTGTTGTGAAAAGTGCTTCGTTGATTGCGCTTGGTCTCGTGTTGTGTCCATCTTTTAAGGCATCCAAAAGTTTATGTGCTTCTTCTGTGGTCATTTCTGCCACCACTTTTCTTCTTCGTTAATTGTTTTGGGTTTTGCAATGTCGTTAACTTTACCCCATTGATGAAATGAGCATTTAGGCGCATCCACTTGTACAGACCAACGATTGCGACAGCTTGGCACACTACACATCAAGCGTTGCACTTGGTCAGCATCAGATTCTTCATTTTTTGGTTTTGCAAAAGCCATTACAAAATTCCTCTTTCTTTTGCTGTATCAAGCATTCGTTTTTGAAATATGTGAAACGCTTCCATCTGTGAATATTCTTTTTCACCCATTTTGTGCGCCAATGCGTTGATGCCTTTAAGCGTTGACAAATCAAAAATATCGGGACTGTCTTTACACAAATTCTTAAACGCGATTGCGCTTGGCGGTCTGTCAGGCGGTAAATTGTTAAGCGCAAAATCCAATATTTTTTTGTCAATTAAATATCGCCCAAGTTCTTGCGCCCACACTTGTCGCACAACAAGCATATCCAAGCCTTCCCAATTTCGCATAAATGTCGCACCATAAATGCCACTCATCTTCACAAAAATATAATCCAGCCCATCTTCGGGGTCGCATTTAATGTTAACCAAGTAATTTGACATTCATGCCTCCACCGATTAAACCGCGAGTTAATTTGTTAATGTCATTGCTTCTTCTGTCTGCAACTGTTTGAAATTTTTTATCTTCAGCAACCCAGTCAGCTTTAAAGCCACGCCATCCTCTTGCTACGCATTCAATCAATGCCTGTTCAAGTGTCCAGCCAGCTTTGCCTGCTTCTTGTTCAATGCGTGTTATCGCTGTCTTGCTGATTTGCGCTTTTAAAGTTTTTCTATGCTTAACAAAATCATCCCAAACAGATTGTGAAACGCCATCAGGCGTAGCGGCTACTGCCGCTTTATTGTGTTTTGTGTCTTGTGTAGTGTGTATTGTGTTATGTGTAGCATTGCTATCGCTATGCGTTCGCATTGCGTTTGCATTTGTTTTATTGTTTTTATTCCATCTTGCTTTGGCACTTTCACTTGCTTTTTGTGATTTGTCTCCAGCTTTTGCAATTTCCGAATTTGCTCGATGATGAATCCAACCATGTTCTGTTTGTTCAAAATATTCACGCAAAACAATCGCAATGCAATCGTTATGCGAACGCATTCTAATTTGTCTTGCTGTTTCTGTTAAGTCAAGTGGTATTGGTATTTCATGAAGATAATACCAATCAAGCAATCGCCGATAGCATAAATCTTCCATCTCGGATAAATGTTCTGTATGGCTTTTGTAATCGCCAATATTGAATTGATAGTAGTGCATTTAAACCTCACGTTGTCGGTTATCGTTACAAAAAAAGAGTCATCGGCAGGGCGGTAACGAATCGCCTTTTCCCCCGCTAAAGGTAGCCGTGCCTCAATTCTATACTTGATTCAAGCAGGCAAAATTTCTGCTGGTTGCAAATCAATTTCCGTTGTTGGCGGTGCATCTGTAAACCATTCGGGATGCAGTTCACGCAAACGCGCAATGCGCTTGGGCGGCAACACTTCTTTGTATTGCGTAACAGCAGGGCGAGAGACACCAAGCAATCGTGCGAGTTTTGCGCGACTGCCAGCTAATGTAATGGCGGTTTGTGTTTTCATGCTTAACATCATACCAGCCACTTAACATTTTGTCCATTGTTAAGTTTCTAAAACAACCATTTGCAAAAAAGTTAACACTTTAAATGTTAAGTATTAATAAAAATATTTTTAATAACTGTGAAAATTTGTTAAGTTTTGATGTTAAGATTCGTTCATCAACAAAAACAGTTGATAAAAATTAACAAATCAAAAGGAATCAAAAATGCAAGCAAATATTAAAAACCAAATTAGCGATTACGTTTTGGCTCAATACATTGAGACAGGCAAACATTTGTTTGTTGCAGACATTGCCGAAAAATTCCAAACAAATGCATTGGGTGTTCGTAATGCATTGGGTTATGACAATTTTGTTTTTGAAAAAGATGACCGTTGGTCAGGAAGCAGTTATGCAGGTCGATATATTCAAGCTGTCTGTGTTGAGCCGACAAAATCATATCTTGTCCAAATTATTCGCAACAAGAACAACTGATGAGGCTTTAATAGCCGAAACCCCGCAAGGGGTCTTGTTCAACAAATCAAAAAGGATTGAAAATGAAAATTTACAAAACAGAAGTTAAGCGTAACCCTTGGGCTTGTGAAGTAACTGTTAGCCGCACAAAAAATGGTCGTTGGGTTATCGACCGCATATTGGCAAAATCAGAATTGCCAGCCAATACTTTTACTTGTTGGGAACACGCAGAATGGACAGGCAATGCGTGGGCAAACGAAGAACACTTGCGCCGTATAGAAGAACAAGAACACAACTGATGAGCCGTTAATCGGCGAAACTGCTGTGAAGCAGTCTTGTGTAACAAATTTAAAGGAATCAAAAATGGAAAATATTTTGTCAATTCTTAACGGCGTTCAAGAAAAGATGGAACGTTTTGTAAACAACGACATGATGCGTGTGTGCGCCAGCGAGTTGGGTTTAGATGAACGCTGTGGGTATGTGTACGTTAATGAAGACTGCATCATTGTGGAACAATGTTTTGCACAGCGTCTTGATTACTACGGCGGCTTTGAATACGTTGATAAAGATTCCAAATCACGAATAGGTGATTTTGTTGTGTACATGGATGAAGATGACCGAGTGGCAAGAGCCATTGAGCATTTTGTAGAACTAAAAGAAGAACAAGAGCAATCCTAAAACACAAGTATACATATCCATGTTTTTTGTGCAAATTCGTTGTTTTTTTAACGGAAACTTAACTTTTTTTAATGGGTGTGGAAATTTGTTAAGTTTTCTGTTAAAGTTCTTCTATCAGCTTAACAACTGATGCAAATCAACCAAATTAAAAGGAATTAAAAATGCAACACGTTCAAATCACACCTACTCGCACATACAAAACTGCCGCCAATGCTCACAAAGCCGCAACTGACAAATTTGGCGATATGGATACAAGCGTTTTTGGTCCATTACGCTACATTGTTATGCAACATACTGATGGTCGTTTTTTCCCTTTGTTTATCGGTGTTAACGCAATGCAATACGGCGTTCATTTTCATTTCAACATTGTTGCTTACCAAATTAAAAAGGATTAAAAATGCAAAC